TTTGATCCGGACAATTGGAAAACATTATTAGAAGAACATAACAGAAACCATATGAAACCCCCACTAGGGGCACAAGAAGTTGTCGTTGTGCAGAAACAATTAGAAAAAAAGAGTTACAATTATAAATGTAAGGAACCACCTGTTAATGCCTATTGCAACGCGCCCCTTTGCCGCACACGCAAGCATGGCATTCAAGGAGACAATGGTCCTATAGATATAACCTCTTTAGCAAAATTAGATACACGCCCTCCTGTCTGGTTTCTTCAGGTTGGGGATGATGCAAGATTAGAATTACAAACAGAGGAGTTGCAAGTACAACATAAATTTCAACGTGCTTGTATGAATGCATTAAATATAATGCCTCCTATTGTAAAGCCCTCAGTATGGCAGGAAACAATTACTAGATTGCTCGATAAGCAAACTTTAATTACTGTTGCTGATGATGGGTCTGTCGCTGGTCAGTTTGAAGCTTACCTCCAAGAGTTTTGTACTGATCGCGTACAGGCCTTGAATAGAGATGAGATTCTTCTTTCTCGTCCATGGACAGAGGAAGCAAAAACATGGTTTAGGCTCAATGATCTTCAGGACTATCTTACTAGAAAAAAATTCACTTATTATAATCCTGGACAAGTAATTGCAAGATTGAGAGATCTTCAGGATCGACCTCTTACAGAAGAGGAAAGAGAAAAGCTCACGGATGAAGACCGTTATGACAAGTGGAACATTAAAGGAAAGACAGCCCGTGTGTGGTGGGTTCCGGAGTTTCCAAAACAAGATTCGGATTTTAAAATAAAGGAGATAGATGAAATACCATTCTAAAACAAAGAAAAATATAACTGATTTAAAATATGTAGAGTCAGAAAAAGGATACTTTAATAATATATGGCAGTCAATTAGATTTAGAGGCATTGCATATAATCTTAAAAACAGGGATCATCTTTTAGAATTATATTATAAGCATAAAAAAGAATATGGTTCTTGTTGTAGATATACTGGAGTTGAGCTAACCACTAAACGCTCAACTGGAGAAGGCTGGAAGAGAAGCAGACCTACTAATATATCTGTTGATCGTATAGACCCTAGACTTCCTTATGAAGAAGGTAACATTGTCTTTTGCACCTGGGAATTTAATAACAGGAAAAGTGGTGTTACACCTGATGATTGTAAATTAATACTGAAAGTATATGAGGAGGAAAATGTCAAAAGTTAATATTATACTAGGCTCACCCGGCACAGGCAAGACGCATACTCTACTGAGTATAGTGGACCAAAAGCTGGCGGAGGGAGCGCATCCCTACAACATAGCGTTTCTTGCTTTTACCAGGAAGGCAGCGCATGAAGCTCGAGACCGGGCACTTATTAAATTCAACTTGGAAGAGAAAGATCTGATGTATTTTAAAACATTGCACAGCTTTGCATATCACAGGCTTGGAATGGTCAAGTCAGATGTCATGAACAAAAATAATTATGAAGAATTTGGTAATGAATTTGGAATGGATGTAGGAAATGTCTATGTAAATGATGAGATAGGACTAACTAGGATTGATAATATGCAATTAAATGAAGTCAATCAATGTCGTCTCAGAGGTAGAGATCTCCATGATCATTATCAACGAACTCCTCGATTGAACGGAGAAGTATCATGGTTTTCATTTAAAAGAGCAAAGGAATCATTTGAAGAGTTTAAAAATAAAAGACAGCTCTTTGATTTCACTGACTTTCTGGATAACTTTGTTCAAAGAGGAGAAGTCCCTCCTTTAGATTTTGTTTTCATTGATGAGGCGCAAGACTTGTGCAATCTTCAGTGGGCAATGCTCAGAAAAATATGCAAATATGCAAAAAAGGTTTATATCAGTGGTGATGATGACCAGGCTATTTATCGTTGGCTTGGGGCCGATGTTGAATATTTTATTGGGATGGAAGGAGAAGTACAAGTTCTTCATCAATCTTATAGATGTGCGCAAGCAATTCAGGACCTATCACGCACTATTATTCAAAGAGTTGGACACAGAAGACCTAAGGAATGGATTGGGACCAACCAAAGAGGATTAGTTGAGTATCATGCCCATTCAGGAAGTGTTAATGTTCATGAAGGGGAGTGGTTTATTCTAGCAGCTACAAATTATATGCTAGATGACATCCAACGTGATGTGAGGACCCAAGGTCTTCTCTATACGAGGAAGGGCCAGCCATCCATATCCAAGACAGTACAAAATGCCATAGATTCCTGGAAAAGATTAGGGAAAGGGGAATTTATAACTTTGGATGAAGTAAAGAGCATTTATTCTTATCTCTCGTTGGGAACTGGGGTGGAACGTGGATATAAGACATTAAGAACAGCGGACAAGGAGGCTTATGAAATTGAAGAACTTGTTAACCATCAAGGATTGTTGGTGGCAGGTCTTCCGTGGGATGTGGCACTGGATAAAGTGTCGGACCGAGATGTATTATATGCACGAGCCATAGAACAAAGAAATCATTCCCTATCTGATAATCCACAAGTTCATTTAAGCACTATTCATGGGGCAAAAGGAGGGGAAGCGGACAATGTTATGCTTTTCACCGATATTTCACGAGCAACTCGTGAAGAGATGGAAATAAATCCAGACGATACACATCGTCTCTTTTATGTTGGAGTAACTCGGGCAAGAAAAGAATTACATATCATTAAACCTCAACAATACAATGGCTACGATATATGAACGCCCATAAAAAACAAATAGGAGGAGATCATTATAAAAGAATGGCAATCCAGCCAAGCCATTACATAGTCAAGAATAAGCTTGGATGGTACGAAGGAAACATTGTCAAGTATATTACTAGGCATAGTATCAAGGGAGGAAAACAGGATGTGGAAAAAGTTATCCATTATGCTGAATTACTTCTTGAAGACCAATACACTCCCAAGAAGTCTCAAGGTGAGATTAGAGGAGAAATAACTAGAAAGTACATTAAAAAACTAGCAAAGGAACAAAAATGAGAGATTTATTTTCGAAGGAGGTTAATTCAGAATGGCTACCACCTACTACATTTCCGGATCTTAGTGGTTATGATAAGGTAGCTATTGATCTTGAAACATGCGACCCGGAACTAATGAAAAAAGGGCCAGGATGGCCCACTAAAAGTGGACAAGTTATTGGAATTTCTGTCTCATCAAATGGATTCTCAGGATATTATCCTATTGCTCATGAAGGTGGGGGAAATATGGATGAAAAGAAAGTGATTAAATATATTAAGTCTATATGTGAAGACGGTTCAATTGAGAAAGTGTTTCATAATTCTCAATATGATATTGGATGGCTAGGAACCTTGGGAATACAAGTCAAGGGAAAAATTCATGATACTTTAGTAGCAATGGCATTAATAGATGAGAATAGATTTTCTTATAGTCTCGATAGTTGTGCCAAGGATAAACTTGGTGAGCGTAAGGATGAAACAAAATTGAGAGAAGCAGCAACATCTTTTGGAATAGATCCTAAAAGTGAAATGTATAAATTACCTTCGCAATTTGTGGGAGAGTATGCGGAAGCAGATGCTCGATTAACCTTAAAACTAATGGAAAAATTATCAGCAGAAATTAAAGTTGATAACCTAGACACTATATATGACATAGAATGTCGTTTGATCAACGTGATCCTCAGTATGACTAAAAAAGGAGTGAGAGTGGATATTCAAAATTCCATCAAACTATTAGAACGTTTTAAGAACAAAGAAAAGAAGTTAGTAAAAAGAATAAATGAATTAACTGGCCTAAGAGTGGAAATATGGTCAGCTGCATCCATTGCAGCAGCTTTTGACGCTTTAAACTTACCTTATGAAAGGACAGAGAAGACGGATGCTCCGTCATTCACTAAGATGTTTCTGACTGATCATCCCCATGAACTTCCACGATTGATTACACAGGCGAGGGAATTAAACAAATTACAAGGAACTTTCTTAAATAGTGTTTTAAGGTATAATAAGGATGGAAGAATTCATGCCCATATTAACCAAATACGCTCCGATACTGGTGGTACTGTTACTGGTCGTTTCAGTTATAACCACCCAAATTTACAACAAATCCCAAGCAGAGGACAATTTGCCGACAGCGTTAGGAAACTTTTCATCCCGGAGAGGGGGGAATACTGGCTTAAAGCGGATTACTCGCAACAAGAACCTAGGCTTTTAACGCACTTTGCACGACTTGTTAACATGGGTGGATCTAAAGAGGTCCAAGAAGCATATGAGAAAGAAGATCTAGATTTTCATCAACAGACAGCAGATATGGCTGGCATAGAGAGAAAATTAGCCAAGACAATAGGTCTTGGAGTTATTTATGGAATGGGATATCATAAGCTCGCAAGAGAGTTAGATATGGAGCCACAGGCAGCAAAAACTATGATGAATTCTTTTCATGATAAAGTTCCGTTTATGAAAGGAATGCTGAATGCAGTTATGAGCCGTGCCAATGATAAAGGAATAATACGCACACTGCTTGGAAGAAAGTGTAGATTTGAATTATGGGAACCTTCTTCATTTGGAGTTCACAGGCCACTTCCTCTTAATCAAGCACAAACAGAGTATGGAATGGCAATAAAAAGAGCATTTACCTATAAGGCGTTAAATCGTTTAATTCAGGGTTCAGCCGCAGACCAAACCAAGAAAGCAATGGTGGAAGTATACGAACAATTAGGCGTCACTCCTCTTATACAAGTTCATGATGAACTGGATTGTTCGGTTAAGAATGAAAAGGAAGGGAAACAAATAAAAGAAGTTATGGAAACTTGCGTGGAACTGAAAGTTCCATCTAAAGTTGACACATACCTTGGCGAAAGTTGGGGTGGTTGATGACTTGGTTATGTAGTACCTTGCTTATATGTTTTTCTTTTAATCCAATAATGGATTATACCAACAATGAAGAATTTATTAAGGATGTCACAGCATGTACTCTTAATCTGAATTCAATGGAAGATGAATGGGATAGGGTTCCAGTGGATTTAGTTGTAGCGCAAGCAATTCATGAATCCGAGTGGGGACGTTCACGGTTTGCAGTTGAAGCAAATAATCTTATGGGAATTCGCACGTTTGACTCAGCAGATGACCAAATAAAACCCATTGATAGACCTAATGTGAGTTGGGGGCTTAGGATCTTTGAGACTAAATGCGAATCCATATCTTACTATATCGACTTATTAAATAATCTCCATCATTATTCTGAATTCAGGGAAGAGAGAATGGCGCAGTATATCAATGATTTAGTGGATCTGGAAAAGTTAGTCGGGACACTTGCAATTTACGCCGAAGACGTGTATTATACACAAAAAATAATCGGAACAATTAGAGAGCTGAATGACAACGAATAGTAAAGGAAAACCCGGGTATAGGGCCCAAGGAAAGAAACGTGCAGCGGCAAACAAGCCTATTGCGGGTGTTAAACCAGGTTTTGCTATCAACCCGGAGCAGATGGAATATGAAAGAAGAAAACTTTTGGAAGAAATGTCTTCCAAGCTTAAGCCTAATCGCAAGCAACTTAACACAATGGCTGCTGTGGCTGCTACGAAGGAGCCGGAGTACTTTGATGAGGAAGGAAACAAAAGAGAACCAACAATGCGTATCCTTTCGCTCGGAGCAGGGGTTCAGTCATCCTGTCTCGCACTCATGGCCCAAGAAGGACTGACAAAGCACAAACCAGACTACATGATTTTTGCTGATACTGGATGGGAACCCTCATTCGTTTATGAGCATGTAGAATATCTTAAGAAAGCTATAACAATTTGCCCCATCATTACAGTTGAACGAAGTAATATCCGTGAGGATCTTATTCGAGCAGCGAATCCTATTAAAGGAGGTAATGAGGAGTGGAAATCTTTCGCCGGACGCGTACCGAATCCACCACTATTCGCGAAGCGTCCTGGTGGAAAGGTTGGAATGCTTTATCGTCAATGCACACATGACTACAAGGTCATACCCATACAGAAGAAGATGCGGGAAATTCTTGGAATTAAGCCTAGACATAGAGTCAAGAAAGGAACAATGGTAGAACAGTGGATTGGAATATCAACTGATGAGGCAATGCGCATGAAGAAGGCTAGGATGTACTGGCTGGAATCGCGTTGGCCCCTTATTGAAATGAAAATGTCAAGGGCAGACTGCCTGCGGTGGTACAAGGAAAGCGGAGTGCATCCAATGCCGGGGAAATCCTCGTGCATAGGCTGCCCATACCATCACAATGACCAATGGAAGAACATGCAGAAAAATTATCCAGTAGACTTTGAAGATGCATGCGAAGTTGACGATAAAATTAGAAAAGGACTGAAGAATACAACCGCAGAATTATTTCTACATAAGTCAGGCGTTCCTCTCAGAACAATAGACTTCCAGGAAAAGCCAAAACAAAAGGATCTTTTTGGTGAAACGTTCGACGAGGAATTTGCGGATGAATGCGAGGGACTCTGTGGCGTATAAGAAAGGAAAGGATTATGATCCTGAGCACGTGCGACCGGGACCAAAAGGAGGAACGGCACCAGAATTTAAATGCTTTAACTGTGGTACATGGTTTGATGGTAACGACTGGAAATATAGTTTATCCCCCCATTGGTATCCAGGATGCGATTTGAAACATGAAATTAATTTTTTATGCGGTGCTAAATGTTCACATGAAATAGCACCCAAGTATGAAAAATATTATAAATACGAAGAACCAATAGGAGCTTAAACAGAAATGGCTAAATCACTAGAGTCTGATGGGTTACCCAACCTGAAAGATGATGTATTAGATAAGGAAGTATTTAAAAAATTACAAGATGACATCACATTTAATACTTTTCCTTGGTATTATCAGGATTTTATTGCGTATGAGGATCCCAGTGAAAAAGGATCCTTTTTTACTCACTTATTATATTCTCATCATAGTCCTAATTCCCCTCATTTTTCCTTAATGGAACCTATCTTAGATATTTTAAATCCTAAGTCTTTAATTAGGATAAAAGCAAATTTATACATGCCAACCCTTAAACTTACATATCATCCTTTTCATAGCGACTTTAGTTATCCTCATAAAACAGCCATATTTTCTATTAATACAAATGATGGTATGACTATGTTAGAGGATAAAATTGAAGTTAAGAGTATAGAAAATAGATTATTTATATTCGATGGATCCCATCCACACAGGAGTACGTCATGCACGGATAAAAAATATAGAATGAATATAAGTTTTAATTACTTTTAATGGCTAAGGTAGGCTTAGCAAAACACAAGGGCCGAAGAAAGGTCGGAAGCAAAAAAAGGAAATTGAGGTCATCTAAATGGCGAAAAAGAAAAACAGGGAGATAACCGTAGCAAAGATTCCTCTCCAGGAAACCAGGTTATTTCATTATCATTATCCCGAATGGGAAAATTTAAAAGAGAAGCTTATTCCAGAAATAAATGCTCATTATGCAGAGGACCCCAATGGTCTTCGGGGCAGCAATCGTTTATGCTGGCGCGGAATTAAGGAATATAAACATCAAAAAGATTTATTAAAGCCCCTTTCTAGCGTAGTAAGTGGGTGGCTGATGCATTATTTTCCCGAAGATCGTTTTTCTGCCAATATTAATTATTGGACTAATGTTAATCAACCAGGAAGTGTAAATATGATTCACAATCATGTAATGGCATCTTGCCATTTATCGGGAGTTTACTATGTTCAGGGAGTTAATACAGGTCCTATTCGTTTTTATACCCATGAGCAATTATATAATTTAATTCCAGATGGAATGCCCTATGCCAATAAGATTGGCCATGCTCCATCAGATGGAGATGTCCTCTTATTCCCTTCTTACCTTCAACATGATGTGGATGTGAATCTCAGCAAAAAAAATAGAATAACCATTGGGTTTAATGTAATTTTAAAAAAACAAAAAAGTAATGTATTACCATTTAAAAAAGGAGATGGACGTGACAAAAAACACTAAAATAGATATTCATACTCTTATGCCTTTTGGTCCTATTATCTTACATGCTGCTATTCCTATGTATGTTGTGGATAATTATAATAAGTACTGTGATAAAATAATGGCTAATAAGAAACAGCTTAAAAAACAGGATCATTCACAAAATTTGGCTGGAAATGTTCGAAGTGAATTTTTTATTGATGATAAATTTATAAAAGAAGAAAAAAATCTTCTTAATATCGTAAATCTGATGGCGCAGAGAATGTTGATAGCTGACAACAGAGGAAGAGAGGATGAAGTTTCAGTTGGTTTTTTAAAAAATGCTCCGGCAACGACAATGAAAATTCTTCCTGGGGCTATCACAGGATGTGATCTTGTAAGTCTTTGGTGTGTTAGTCAATGGGCTGGGGATTTTAATCCCTTGCACATTCACTCTGGTGATTTATCCGGTGTCTTGTATTTAAAAATGCCAGAAGGATTGAAAGAAGAATATGAGAAGGAAGACCACCATGCAGCTGTAGGTGATATTCAATTCATTGCAGGCACTCCTCAGGCCTTCAGCAGAAATAATTTAAAAGTAAAACCAACGGTGGGAGATTTTTATGTCTTTCCTGCGTGGCTACACCACACCGTTTATCCATTTAGAACTAAAAATGAAGAAAGAAGATCCTTAGCTTTCAACATTGTCTATGCAGTTGATGAGAATAAGCTATAATGGAAGTTTGGGACCCACAAGACAAACCTACCGTTTTCAGCCAAATAAAAAGGGCCATAATAACCCGGTATCAGGTCTTTAAGGAGTGGGCCCGGGCATTACTACCCGGGTTATTTAGATGATTACGGATAATTTCTTAGATGAGAAGTCTCTGAAGCAAGTAGAGAATGCTTTTGATGATTTTCACTTTATGTGGTTCTTAAGAAAGGAACAAATCGCAGGACAAAAGGATGGTTTCTATTTTGCCCACAAATTATTTACATTCCTAGAACCTCTTCCTCAGGTATCCATGTTTTATAAACAAATTATTTCTCCTTTTAGACAAAAAATAAAATGGATCTCATTAATCAATGCTACTTGTAATTTATTGACTGTGAGACCAACACCTCTTTTATCAGCATTTCATCAAGATTGGCCTGATCATCCAGCTGTCACTACTTCTATTTTTTATGTAAACACAAACAATGGATATACTGAAATGGAGGATGGCACAAAAATACATTCAATTAAGAACAGGTTTGCTGAATTAGGATACAAGTCCCATAGGGCGGTCGGCCAGACTGATATAGGTACTCGTATAGTAATTAATCTTAATTATATTAAACCAACTGAAAGATCTATTGAGGCGCAAGAAGAAATGCAGGAAATCTTGAAAGAAGAGCATGGATTACATAAATTAAACTTCGCAACTCATGAGGATAGTAATGTTGAATAAAGAACAATATTTTCCTACAAATGTATATGTAAAAGACATACTTGATGGTCAAATGCTGCGTGATTTAAAAAAATACATCCTTGGTCGCAGTGGAAAAGAAGAAGGATTTAAAAGGAGCAATGTTAAAGGGTGGCACAGTCAGACAAATTTTCATGAAAGTTCTCAATGTGATAAACTAAAACAGGAATTGTACACAATGCTTGAGGATATTTTTAAAGAAGAGCAGCTCCTTGGGGAGCCATCACTTAGAAACATGTGGGCTAATATAAATTATGAAGGCGGTCATAACAGGAATCATATTCATCCAGGAGCTTTATTTAGTGGTGTATTTTACGTGGAATCTTTCGCCGATTCCGGTAATTTAAAGTTATATGATCCACGGCCGGGTATCCATTATACACCTCCCTTGTATAAAATGGAAAAAGATTTTAAAAAAGAATTATGGAGAGAAGTTAGCTACCCTCCAATGGATGGCAGAGTTATAATTTTTCCTTCATGGTTGTGGCATAGTGTGGAAATTAATGAAAGTCATAAACCTAGAATTTCTATATCATTTAATTTTACTCAGAAACTACCCCCTATTCAAATGGACGATCCAGTATTACATTACAAAGATGCAACAGGGAGGGGGAGAAACATAAATGATTGATTGGATAATATTTCAAGTACAACAAAAAATAGTTACTAGACTATCAGAATGGTTATGGAGATTACGTGTCAAAAGAAGTAGAAAAGCAAACAGGAATAAAAAATAAGCTTAAAGGCTACGTTGATATCTTAAATTCACTGGAAGACACCTATAGTAAATATATGTGGCTCATGGAATTTGGGAAGAAGTCAGCGCATCTTCCTGAACGATTCAAGTTGAAGGAGTTCGAGGTCCCAGGCTGTCAATCACAAACATGGCTTGTCCCCCATTATACATATGATGATACAATTTATTTTACAGCTGATTCAGCTGCGCTGATTTCCAAAGGCATGGTATGTCTTCTAGCGGATATCTTTAGTAATTCTACAAAAAACGAAATAGGAGCCTTCTCAGAGCCCGACCTACAGGAGCTGAAGCTTGATATTTTGCTAACTCCAGGTCGGAGGAACGGGATTTATTCGATGCTGAAAGTGATCCAAGGGTATGGATCACGCAAAGACTAAACACTTTTCTGAATCCTTTTTAGTGAGATCTGTTAATATTTTAATAGTTTTTTTCATTAAACGCCATAAATCATTTCTTTTGGATTTCCAGACTGTAGTAAAACACCACTATTAATAATTATTACACGATCAGAAACATGCACCGCATGCTGAGGATCATGGGAAGAATAAATAACAGTCTCTCCCTCTTTCTTCTCAAATTTTTCTTCATCAAAGGTGGTAACTTCTTGATTAATAATAACTTTTCCGCTCGTAGGTTTTTCTTCTCCCGTCGCCAGTTTGAGCATCATAGTTTTCCCTGACTGCGAAGGACCCCATAGGGTAGTAACTTTACCGGATTCAAAAACGCATGATACATTATTAATAGCTATTACATTTTTTATTTTTTTCGTAACATTAATAAATTCAACTGCTTTTATTTTTGGATGAACATTTGTAATCTTACTATCCTCTAATATCTGTAGCACTTCTTCAGTGTTCATTCTATATCTTTTTGATATTAATCGCGTTTTCTTTCCCTCTGTTCTCTCCTATCTCGAATTCTATCTCTTCTCCTTCTGTTAGTTTGTCAATACCAGCTTTTTCTAAAGCTGATACGTGCAAGAAGACATCCTTGCCTTCCTGTTCAATAAATCCATATCCTTTGGTTGGATTAAACCATTTAATTTTTCCTGTAGTCATTTAGTTTCCTTTTAGTTATTTGTTATTCCATTTCTCCTTGGACCTAAGTGTCCATCTCTTAAATGCTTCTTTACTTATTTCTTTCCTCACCATCTTCGCTCCTTCCGGGAGTTCTGTATGCAATGTCAGGATTTCTCCATCATTGCTCAATTCCACCAACGCAGGTCCGCAGAATGCGTTTTTTGTGTAGTCTGTTTCCTTTTTCTTGAGTATTCTTACTTCCTTCATGCACGAGGAGAGTGATTCCATTGGCACGTACTGCGTCATCCTATGTTCTTGATCGTTCATATTTCCGAATATGAACATTACTATTACGCTAATTACTTCCATTTGATTCCCTCAGTTTATCCTTAAGCTTTTCCACGTCATCAAGCAATCGTTCTATATCGTGCTGCGCTCTTTTTATGTTTACGGAATTACTCATCATGGACTCCATATCTTCCATCATAGACTCGATTTGAGAACTAAGAAACTCGATTAAGAGGTCCTGCTGAGCATCCGCGGGCAAAGCGCCCATTTCACCCCTGGGCCAGCCAATTCTAAATTCTGTATTTTTAATGAGGTCTGATTCGGACAGCGTGACACGAGTTTCGAGCGTATTTAAACGCTCCTGCACGCCAAAAAACGCCCAGACGCCGACCGCTGTGGCCGATAATATGGCCAAAAGGTTGCGCATAGGCATGCTGATCGCCGTTTTATCCGATACATCGAGTCTGCCGTTGGTCATTTTAATATACTCCGAACACTAGCACTAAGAAAAGCAGCACTGCGGATATTCCCACGCCTACTGCTACCCAGTCAAAATTGTCCATTAATCGCCATAAGAATAAGAACCACCCTTGGTCTGGTTCTGCTGCATCATGTCAGTCGAGGTGTTTAGCATATCAAACAACTGCCTGTGCTGGTCCATGATCTCCTTGTCTTTCTTATTTCCCTGTCTAAGGTCCTTCTTGATCTGTTTCACGTCCACCATGAGATTCTCCAAATCAATTTTCATCTTGACCTGATTCTCGATGACGTCTTTCTTATTCTCTTCCTCGAAGCTTTTGTACATCTGGTCGACCCGAGAATCCAATTTGCTCACGTACCATATGACTGCCACGCCCTGAATTATCACAAATGCCACGACGGCGAAGGATATCTTAAGTCCGTTCATAATCTACTCCCATATAAAGTCCTGCCTCACTGTAAATGAGTCCTTTTGCGCGTCCGATTTGTCCTCGTCAGACTTGTCTGTATAGGATCTTCCATAAGTAACTGATGTCTTATGAGGTTTCATGGACAGCGTGGAGCAGCTTATCACAGTCAACGCCAATAGTAAAATGATATATCTCATGCCCCAAATGATGATTCTTTATAATTCATCCCTTTTACTGGAAATGCGTCAAAAGGTAGGCAATAAACGTCGATTACCACCCCAGCCTTGTATTCAGGGGTCCTTCTTTCATACTCATTTAAGTATTTAGCCTGCGCTGTCATGCATTCTTCTTCCGTAGGATATATGAATCCCTGGTATTTAACCGACGGTTGAAGTGGCATGGATATCAGCATTAATAAAAACCAAATTTTTATCAAGATTACTTTCCTCTGAGATATCTTTTCTCCGGGGAATAGTATAGCCAGTTTTTAAATTTTTTCCATATATTTCTTATTCTTGTCGCCACCAGTTTTAGTCCTTATAATTGGGACTCCCTCGCACGGATGTGCGATGAGAGTCCACCGAGATGAAATGAAGTTGAGGATTTAGTTATACATTCCCTGTTGTATTTATGCAACAAGAAAATGATTTTTTGCTTGACACGTGTTTTTGGCTGATTTCTGCCATAATTATTTACTTGATTTATCCCATCAATTACTGTATAATATGGGCTATTATAATATGATCCTAAGCATATTATAGTTACCTAGGGTAGGTCATTAATCAGGGCGATGGTGGTCTACCCACTTTAAACGAGCAAAGGGATTATGGAAAAGATTACAAGCGTAAAAGATTTAATAAACATAGACCACAACATGGCATCATTGAGCTATGGTGGTCTAGCAGGAATGCTCGTCGCTACAGTGAAGTGGGCGGGGATCTCGATCCGAGAGGATCGAACCGCCTACGCACTGGAACTGCTGGACAGGGCGATGAAGGAGAGAAAGAGAGCGGATGACGTTGTTGAGAGATATAACAGGCGATTTAATGTTAAGTCTAAAGAAGTTTGATGAGTGGATGAACAAATCCAGGAAAGGTGATAAGATTATGTATTACCGTGGATTCTTGTTTGCCCCCAATCAACAGAAGCTGTCACCAACACTTGATTTCAAGCGTGTTGCAAAATTAGCGACACATGTGAGAAATGTATACCATGGTGATACAATCACCATGGTGCAAAAGAGACATGATGATTTTGATTACGAATATTGGGCGGTGAAGAAGTAATGTGGTTCCTGCTCATTCCAATCAAGGTCTTTCTGTTCGTCATCATTTGTAAATACATAATTGAACTGGCGCTTGGAATATGATGAAGAAGATAATAAAAGCATTAGTAAGATTTCCATTAATGGCAGGCATATTCCCTCCGATAGAGGAAATAAAATCCTCCGAAGATGATGGGCCTGACTATCGTTACTGGGATTTCCGTGATGAAATAAGAGACGTTGAGAGAATGAAAACCATAGGAGGTAAAAATGGTAAAGAAGAAAAAGAAAAAAGCAAGAAAACATCAAACACCCCTGCAGAAGATCAAGAAACAGCTTGACAAGCTTGAGGCGTTGCACGCAAAGGAGGAAGCCATCGTCGAGAACATAACCGACATCATTGATGACGCGCAGTTTGATGAGGAGAACTACGACTTCGACAAGTGGGAAGGAACGGATCCGGACTAATGGAGCCTTTAACTTTCATATACATATGTTTAGGAACGCTTTGGATTGTAGGTGTACTTAGTGGTTGATACGACAGTGAATAATTTTAAGATCTATCAATTTCTTGATACTTTTACTAACCATCTAAAACCATATGGTTTAACACCTATACAATTAAAGGTACTCTCACAGATCGGTTTACAAAAAGAACTTAATGGAAGTCAGTCGAATTTAACCATAACCAAGATTTCTAAAGATCTTGGCATAGTAT